GATTGTGAGTTTGGTATGCCTGAGGCATACTTCAAGGCATTGAATATTGATATGAGTCGAGTCCTCCATGTGCCAATCATGAATATGGAAGAATTTAAGTTTGACATCATGCAACAGCTACAAGGATTGACTCGCGGTGATCATGTGGTAATCGTTGCTGATTCTCTAGGTAATATGGCTTCTAAGAAAGAAATGGATGATGCACTAGAAGGCAAATCTGTTGCTGATATGTCTAGAGCAAAACAGATGAAGTCCATTTTCCGTATGGTTACTCCGTATCTAAATCATCTAGATCTACCTTTTATTGGGGTCAACCATATTTACATGGAACAGGGCCTATATCCAAAGGCCATTGTTTCCGGGGGGTCTGGAATATATCTGAGTGCGGATAATATTTTTATTATGGGTCGTCAGCAAGATAAGGATGCTGATGGGATTGCGGGATTCAATTTCGTGATCAATGTTGAAAAATCTCGACACACTCGCGAAAAATCGAAAATTCCCATCAACGTTAGATATGATTCGGGTATTTCGAAATGGTCAGGCCTTCTAGACATTGCTCTAAATTCTGGGCATGTTATTAAACCATCAAATGGCTGGTATTCTCGAGTTCTTGATGGTGGTGAAATCGAATCGAAGAAGTGGCGCGCGAAAGACACAGATTGTTCTGAGTTTTGGGATCCTCTACTTTCCGGAGAATCTTTTCCGAAATGGATTGATGAGAATTTTAAAGTTACTTCCGGAAAAATGATGCTAGAAGATACTTCAGGATCTCTATCAGATATTGAAGACGAAGATGCTTAAATCATTAATCGAAAAATTCTTTGCGGAGGAGGGGAAACCCTCCCTCCCAGAATATATCTTGGTTGAAAGAGTCTTTTCTGAGGATTTTGTTGTAACTGGTGTTAAAATAACATCTGGAGAGTTTGCGGGGCTCATATTCACATCTGCTCCTCAAGTACAATTCAAACCAAACCCAGATGGTACGGTTAGTTTGTCTTATACTTATAACATCGAAGTTCCTCCTAAAGACAAGACTGCGATGAATGATAAGCCGAAAGTTGATAAACTTATTGGGGACATCATTCTAGACATCATCGACAAAAACCACTCAGAAGGCGCAGATGCAACTCGAAACAATGATCCTATCGGTTCTAACGAAGGACCCTGAATTTGCTAAGAAAGTACGACCACATCTAAAATCTGAATATTTCAATTCCGACTCTGATAAACTAGTATATCAAGTATTAGAAAACTTCTATACTAAGTATTCTACAGCTCCACCTAAAGATTCCTTGTTGATTGATCTAGAGAGCGTAGAGAATATCAACGAAAATGTTTATACGGATTCTGTTAAGGTAGCAAAGGCAATCTATGAATCTGATTTCGAATACAATCACGATTGGCTAATTGCAGAGACCGAGAAGTTTTGCAGAGATCGGGCCATATTCAATGCCATTATGCAATCGGTAAAGATCATCAATGGCGAAGTCAAAAATAAAACCGAGAGTGCAATCCCAGACATGTTGTCTAAGGCATTGTCTGTTGGTTTTGATGTTCAGGTTGGTCACGACTACTTTGACGATGCGGATGCTCGTTTTGAATTTTATCATAAGAAAGAAGTTCGGTTCAAAACAGGTATTACGTTACTAAATAAGATTACTGGGGGTGGGTTCCCTACAAAATCTCTCATTCTGCTGATGGCAAGCTCCGGCGGTGGTAAGAGTGCTGTGAAGTGTAGTCTGGCAGCGGATATGATCCGAGACGGTAAGAATGTTCTATACATAACTATGGAACTTGCCGAAGAAAGAGTTGCTGAGAGAATCGACGCGAATCTCATGAATCTCCCGATTGCAGAGATTCGAACTATGCCTGAGAAGTTATTCAAGGATAAGATTAACTCACTCAAAAGTAAAAGCTATGGTAAGCTAGTTATCAAGGAATATCCAACAGGATCGGCAACCGTAGATCACTTCAATGCACTATTAGAAGAATTGAAGACGAAACGCGGATTTGTTCCTGATGTTGTTTTTGTTGACTATCTTCAGATTGTGGCCTCGGCAACACATCGTGGTAATTCTTCAATGAACACGTATCAGATGCAAAAGTATGTTGCTGAAGAACTACGAGGGTTTGCCGTCAAACACAATGTTCCGGTGATCAGCTCTGTACAAACAAATCGATCTGGGTATAATGTATCCGATATTGATGAAACTAGTATTGCAGATTCTGCAGGTATTATTTTTACTGCGGATATGATTCTTGGTGTCATTCGCCCAGAAGATTTGAAAGAACAAGGGCAGGTCATGTTCAAACAAATCAAGAATCGTTTTGGTGATCCTAGTATGTACCAGAAGTTCATCTGTGGGATGGACACATCTAGGATGAAGGTTTTTGATATAGATGCCGTTCAACCCAGAGACATGAATAGCCAACCTTCCCAATCGGAAGCACCGACGCCAAAAAAAGGCGGGTCAAATAAACCAAAAGCCACAGATTGGGACTTCGGTTAAATACCTAGAGTTATTACCGGATAAAAATAATGGCATCAGGATTTTTGAAATCTCCGAAGTTGGGAGATTTCGCAACTAGGTTAAAAACAGATAGTATATCAAAACCTTCTCGGTATTTTGTGGAGATACCCCCACCACCAATCATCATGGCAAAGATGCCAAAACCCTCAGATATTGAGTTGATTGGGTTATACTGCGAACATACACAATTTCCTGAATTTGCTTTAGCAACGCAGACAATCGGCGCTACCGGCACACTAATTGAGATGCCATACGAAAAGATGTATGGCCCAGTTATGATGTCTTTTATATGCGATCGCGATATGATAGTCAAATCATTTTTTGATGAGTGGACCCAAGCTACAGTAAACGCGATCGGCGGAGTTTTCAACTACTATTCTGATTATGTTTCTCCTGAAATTGTAATTTATCAATATGATGAAAATTCGGATGCCACGTATGCCGTTTCTTTGTTCAACGCATATCCAAAAATTGTAAATGATGTTCCTCTTGGGAATAATATGGTTAATGATTATTCCCATTGTATGGTTCAATTCACGTATGAGCATTGGATATCATATAGAATAGAGAATACTAGAAGTTCTATAAGTAACCTATACCCAGCAGATCTTGCTGCGAGTAAATACGGGTACCTAAAGGGAACATCCAGATCGTCCGGCAAAATTGCCGAACAGCTTGCTATTTCCGCAACTCAAGAAATTATACCATCTAGAAGCCTAATTCCTGGGATTGATGTGCTACAAAAAGTTACCGGAATTAGTAATGTTATGGATGCGGTATCTAAAATGAAAAATCCAAAGTTACTAAAGGATTCAATTCTTCGCAGTGCGGGATCTTTTGCTTTTGAAAATATGAAGCCGTTCACTCAACGAGCACTAGAATCATTACCCAAATCAATTAGACAAATCGGCGGATCTGCAATAGGTAAAGCAATGGGCGGTTTGGCAAATGGAAGGTTGGGATTCTGATGGCTAAGGTTGATAATACTCTTTCTGAAATATTTGGTGTTGTCCCCATTGGAGAACCCGAAAAATTACCGGCCCCGGTAATTCCAGAAACAAAACCCGGTGACGTTGAGGATTTCGAGTTTGTTCGTCAGAAATTACACGGTTTGCTACATGAGGGAACGACCGCATTTGAGACGCTAGCACAAATTGCAAAATCAGAAGAGAAAATTTCTGCATTTTCAACCTTGAATGAAATGCTAAGCAATCTTTCTGATATTTCAATCAAATTACTAGAGATACAAGAGAAGAAAAATAAATTGCTAGCACCACAAAAGGGTCATCAATCTACACCAAATACGGTAACAAACAATGCAGTGTTCGTTGGGTCGACTGCAGATCTAGCAAGAATGATAAACGATAACTTTGAATTTCCAATTATAGACAATGCAAAAGAACCCACTCCCAACTCTTAATTCTCCATCTTTGGTTGCAACATTACCAATCAGTAAACAAAAGGTAAAATATAGACCATTTGTTGTCGGTGAGCAACAGGCACTCGTTTTAGCACAAGAGTCTGAAGATGAGGATGCAATTTTTGAAACAATTTCCGATGTTTTGACTCAATGTACCGGAAATACAATTAACATCAAGTCTCTTTCTTTGGCAGATTTATCTTATCTGTTTTTACAATTACATATTGCATCTGTTGGGCAAGAGATTCAAGTAACCACAGAATGTGAAAATTCTGATTGTAAGCACGAGATTCTCATTAACCTGAATCTAAACCAAGTATATACAACAGAAGTTAATGATAATAAGGTATTCTTAACTCAAGATGTAGGTATTATCTTTAACTACCCAACATATGAAGATACCTTTGCTCTAGCAAAGTACCACAATGATCCAATCGCCGGAATATACCATCTAATTGTTAGTATATTTGATTCCGACATGGTTTATGATAAGAGCGATTATTCTCTAGAAGAATTTAAAAAATGGTTCTTACAAATGAATGACGATCAACTTGGTAAAATTTACAAGTTTGTCGACGATCTCCCAGAACTGGTATATGACTTGAAATATACCTGCCCAAAATGTAGACATGAACACAGCAAGCGGTTGGAGGGCTTGCATACATTTTTTCGGATTAGTTCTGAGCGGGTTCTCGCTTGAGGATTATTACAAAACAAACACTATTCTTCTAATGGAGTTTGGTGTGTCTTTGACAGAACTTCAATCTATGTTCCCTTTTGAGCGAGAATTATATTGTCATTTAATTGCTAGAAGAACAGAAGAAAAGAAGAAACGACAAGAGGGGGCCTAGAGCCTCCTTTTTCTATTGGGTATGTCTATATACTCGTTACAAATTTTAGACGACGCTGTGCTTAACTAGGCTGCTACAGTATTGTGCTTGTTGAGTGTGGTTAGGTTTAGATGTGATTTTAAATACACAAAAATAATTTTGAAAGGATGTAAATGGCACTCATTTCACCAAACGGAAACTATCTTAGAGTGGAAGACATTCGTATTGGTAAGGATCTGTTGCAATTCTTTGCTAGAGAATATTCCGATATGGCAAAACCTCCGGTTTCCGACAATACTTATATCATTAAATACGATATCAATGGAACGAACCCGTATGTTCAAGCATATGAATATCTTCTTAGTAAGTCTCCGGGTTACGTTTCCGATAATATAGCTATGGTTGAGCCAGCAATACAAGACGATATCGTAATTGTCGATCAACCTGCAGCACAAGAACAACCAAAGAAGTCGAGAACAAGGAAAGCTAAATAATGGCGACAAATACCTTCAAATCTATTCTGGCGGCTGGGATCGGAACCTCAGCAACAGCAATATATTCTACACCCACAAATAAAAAATCTGTACTAATCGAAGTTGATGTGGCAAATGTGTCAACAGATGCCGTGACTGCTTCTGTCGGCTTTGCAAAGAATGCTGCCACTGAGATCGAATTTCATATCATTAAGAATGTTGTAATCCCAGCCGGCGATACTTTCCAAGCAGTATATGGTCAGAAGATTGTTATGGATGGCACGACTGACGTGGTTAAATTAATGGTTGTTTGTGACACTGCATCTGGTGTCGATGTTGTCGGCTCTTGTCTTGAGGATATTCAATAATGTCTAAACTATTACATACTCTTTTGCATGCTTTGAACACATTCAAAGCGCAAGTACAAGTTGCTCATTGGAATGTTGAGTCAGAAAACTTCTCTGAGCTACATGCATTTTTTGGTAACCTATATGAATTGGCAAATGCCGATGTGGATGCTGTTGCCGAAAAAATTAGAGTTCTCGGAGTCCCCGTAGAATTTGATCCGGCCAAAACAGAAGGAATTATCATTCCCGAATCTGTATCTTGCCCTAGAGAGCTTCTTCAGCTAACACTTACTAATATCTCCATTGTCTTAGCAATCTTAAATAGATGTATGAAAGAAGCTAACGATACAACAAATTTTGGTCTTCAGAACTATTTTGGTGGCTTGATTGAGGCATATGAAAAACAACAATGGATGATCAAATCTCAACTAAAAGTTAAGAAGACTCTAAGAAACGTTCTAGAAGAATTGAATCCGCTTCTACCTGGGAATTATATCGATACCGAAGGTAAAGAACACGAATCGGATGAAAATAAGTTTGTTGTGGTTGAGGATTTTCCAACAATTGCATCTTTCTTAGAGGGCAATCCTATTGCCACAGAAGTTGTACAAAAAGTAATGGATCTAGTTTATCTTGGGAAGACTGCTGAGGCTGAAGCATACCTAGAAAAACATCATCAACCAATTAAAGACCAAGTTATGACTTTGGTAAGATTGCAACCGCAAGTTGCTTCAAGATTTAAAACAATTAACGAAAAGGAATAAACATGCCACTCTGGGGAACATCAACTTCTAATGAAAATAAGCCACTTTGGCTAACTCAAGAAGAACAAGAAAATTGCTATGCGACCGCTGAAGGTTGGGTCCTAAAACATCCCGGCCGAGGAACTGAAGAACTATTGGTTGCTGTTCGCGGTCTAGATACCGGTCTAGCTGCACCGTCGATTACTAAGATTGTATTTGGTTCCGGCTCTTATGTCGTAGGTACGTCTGCTACTGTTAAGGTTTCATATAATGAAAAGGTAACTGTTACCGGAACACCGACTCTAGTTGTTACTGGATCTGTAGCCGGCGCAATTACTGCTTCATATTCGAGCATCAACGCAACGGGAACTACCCTAACCTTTACGTTTACTGTTCCTGATGCAGGAAACGATCTAACTATTGGTGCACAATCTGTCGTTATTACGGGTGCAACCATTAAGGAAGCCAAGGCACCAGGAACCACAAACGCAGATGTTGCGATTACTTCTGACGTAGGTACTGCTGCTGGAACTAAGACTTCCGTTGCTATCTAATAGAGTATGGCACAAACATTTGATCAACTGGTTAGTATGAATGCTGATATCATGGAGGCGTACGCCTCCATGAAAAATAAGAAGAGCAAATATATGCCAGATGCGGTGAAACACACCGTTCGAACAGTCGGCTCTCTTATGGCACATTCTTTTCATCCAGAGCATATTGACTCTGTAAGAGAACATATCGAGGCTAGCGGATTTAAGCAAGTTGGCCCAAGCGATGTATATGGTCCAGCAACAGAGACAACATACACTCATCCGGAAACTAAAGAAAGAGCGATCTTGGGTAAGAATAAAAGATCGGCCTGGTTGGATATTGAAAAATAGGATTTTGAATGGATAAGAAATTTTCAGAGTTACCGGTAGCAACGGAACTAACCGCGACAGACATTTTTCCGATAGTACAAACAGCCACAAACAAGAAGATTTCGGCAACTAATGTTTTTGGTAACATCAATGTACCTGTTAGTATCAATACTGCAAACGCAGACCAAGATACAATTATTTCGGGGACAACTGACGACCAACTTTTGTTTGTTGATGCATCAACGGATCGAATCGGTATTGGTACAAATTCTCCTGCAGAAAAACTAGATGTGTCTGGTGGGTTGCGAATTGATGGTATTGTTAGGAATGAGTCTATCGTTACCCAAACCAGTTCAGGTCCCGTTGATATTACCGCAAACACCACTGTTCTAAATATTGCATCCGCAGCAAACGCGACTCTGGTTGATGGTTATCTCGGTCAGGAAATCGAAATTGTTTCTAGTGCTGTGGGTCCAGTTACGCTAACTCCTGCATCGCTCGCCGGTGGTACGAATATCATTTTTGATGCAATTGGCGATACCGTAAACCTGAAATTTATTTCCGGTAAATGGTATATCATGAGCAATTACGGAATTACTGTGGCCTGATGTTCATTAGATCAGATAATGAGTTCATGTTGACTGCTTTAGGGAACTACGATAATCCGGCTTGTGTTGATGTTAAAGAGTTCCAGTCTGATCTTAAAAGATTTTCTGCATTGAACCGTTGTCTGATCGAAACGATTGATTGGTCTCCCGAGTTACATAGAAGAGTTCTCAACAATCTATTGATAATTTATAACATTTTTGGTGTTGCTAGCAACTCTATGCTGAGGTACAAGATTTCGGAATCTTGTATGCCAAAATTGGTTGCATTATCTATGAAGTTGAATAGATACACCGAAGACTTGTGTAGGCAAGATATCGTCGATACTAAATTTCTAGAAGAAGTATATGCCAGCTGTAAATAAATTAGATAATTATTTCTCTACCCGAGTTCTGAAATTGCTACTAATGAATTTCAGAGAGCATGACGCGTTTAGATTAAAGCTTATCGATAAATCGGGTAAAATACTAAGAGAACCCACAAATACCGAGGAAAGAGAAGCTCTAACTCCTCTACACGTGGTCATTTTTGGGATTCGTCGTATGATAGAATCTCTACCAAATGGTAATTCTCGATTGAAACAGCTAGCCGTTGCTCTTAGAACGATTGCTAAGAAACCTGTCCCAAATATGTATCTTGCTGGGATAACTGAAGAATATGTCTTAAATTTCTTAAAAGATTATTCTTTTATTGTTGAACATAATCTTTGTTTGATCGAAGAAGAAAATATCATTTCATCTTATATTGAATCTTTGAACGAAGAAGGTGAATCTGCTGCCCCAGCAAATGTTACTGCTGGGATAGAACCACAAGGGGCACCAGTAATAAACCCCAAAGAAACAAAACAAAAAGTCATCAAACGTAAGGCACTGGAAGAAGAAACTCTAGATACTTTGTATGTACATCGCCCGGTTTTGAATTTTGATGAAATAGCCAAATGGGCTAAATCTCAAGGATTCAAAAAGACATTAGATTCTGATATGCATGTCACTATCTGTTACTCTAGAGATAAAGTGACCAATGTTGAACCAAAGACGGAAGAACTTACTCTAGGGAATTCTACAGAAGAATATCGAAAGGTTTCTCCGCTAGGTGATGGCGGTGCGATCGTATTGCATATTGAATCTCCGGAATTGCGAGATAGATGGAAAGAATTTAGGGATGCTGGCGCATCATGGGATTATGATGGATACAATCCGCACATAACAATCTCGTATAACTCCGATGGTGTCGATTTAAAAAATGTGTCTGCGTATCTTGGCAAAATTATTCTCGGTGCAGAACAATTTGAAGAGCTGGATGAAAATTGGGCAGATGGAGTAAATGAAAAATGATTGTTGATATTTTAAAAGCATCCAAAAAATATTGGGTAGATATAGTTATCGTACTTTGTATTATTTCTGTTTGTTACTTTGGTTATACTGCGATATATGATCGAGGATATGCCGCAGGAGAGAATCTCTATAAAGCACACATTGCGGAAATAGAAAAAGAAAATGCAGAATTAAAGGCGAAGAAGGCAGAAATTGTTACTGAAATTAAAATTGAATATCGAGATAGAATTAAGTATATTGAAAAGAAATCAGAAACAGTTAAAACAGAAATTCAAAATGGTGCTCTAAAAGATGAAAAACCTAATTGTAATATTGGTCCTAACTTTGTCCGCTTGCACAATCTGTCCGCCGAAACCAGCACAAGTGATTGATATACCTGATGAGTATTTGGTCGATACCGGAGATTTAAAAAAGATCGACTCTACGGTTAATCTTGAGAATTTATCTATTACTATCGACGACAATTACAAAAAATATCATACACTCAGAGAACAACTAAATAGTATTAGAAAGTTTCAGAGTAAAATGAAAAATGATAGTAACCCGACAGAAAAATAGGTTTATTGACTTAGACTTAAACTTTAGTAAACATCCGGTAACAAATGATGTTTCTAGAGTGACAGATGCAAAGTCGATAGGTAGAGCAATCAGAAATCTAGTATTTACTAGAATGTATGAATCTCCGTTTCATCCGGAGATTTCATGCCAAGTTACTGATCTATTATTTGACCAGATGGACCCTGCGACAGTAAACTCAATTCAAAAGATGATTGAATATACAATCATCAACTTTGAACCAAGAGTTAATTTGGTTGCGGTTAATGTTTTCCCAGATTACGGAAACCGTAGTATAGATGTTACTGTAGTATATATGATTGTTGGTCTTGCTGAAACGTATGAGATATCATTCAATCTAAGTAGGGTGATTTGATGTTACCAAATGTAAACCTAACAAACCAAAACGAAGTATCTCAATCAGAAATCAATACTAGTAGATTTCAGAACAAACTTAGTCAGGTCAATGCAGCATTGAAGGATAGAATGTCTAACATCGCATCTCCTTCAATGATGATACAGAGCGGAGTTGTTAAGACGTTTGGGAACAACGCAATGTCTCAGGCGGCGATACAACTAGGTGGGTTGTTGACTGATCTTTTTAGTAAACGGGATGATGCGCCTCAAGAAGATCAAGAAGATCGAAGAGGAAAGCATTACGAAGTTAGCGATACTATCCTAAAAGAAATACTAAAGACATTACTTAGAATCGAGAAGAGTGGATCTTTTGGGTCGAATGATAAATCTCAATTGCGAGGAAAGAAGGATAGGGGAGATTGGTACCCTATTGCTGCTCACGATAAAATTGAAATAGAGCAAGAGAGAAAATCTGCAAGGGACATACTAGATCGCCTAGAAAAGAAATTTCCGGTTGGTAGAAAACACATTAACCAACCGGAAGACCCGATGCAAGCACATCTTTCAAATGTTACTGCGAATGTTACTGCGGCCACAGAACAAGGATTCTATAATGCCTTTGGATATAATGTGCTGACACAGGGTGCAACCGAGGGAATCGGTGCACTTGAGGATGCGATTAAAGGTATTTTCTCCTCAAAATCGAAAGATGTTGAACAAAGCGAAGATATTGGTGGAGTTCTAACAGAGTCTAAAGAGAGTAAGAATATCTTACAAAAGATATTGGATACTATGCAAGACTTGAATAAAACATTCAAAGGATATTTTGCTAAGAAAGATGAGACTATTTCTTCTTTAGAAACCGAGTATGAATCGAGTCTAAAATCTAGAAAAATAGATATTTCTTCGGTGACTCCTGCGATGCCACCAGGCATCAAAGCAGTTCCTCCAACTCCTCCAGAATCAGGATCCTTTCTAGATTCTCTTGGAGATGTTGCAGAAGTTGGTGTTGGGTTAGACCATTTAAGAAAAACGAAATTTGGTCAAAAGATATTTGACAAAATTGGTTCTCTCGGAAGACTTTTAAAATCCCCAAGCACATGGAAAAGTGTTGGTAAGGGTGCTGGCGTTATCGGCCTTGCTGCAACTCCTCTTCTAGCCATGAAAGGTGTCTCTGATTGGGCAGGAGAAACAGAACATGATGTGAGTCGAGTTGAGTCTATCCAAGAAAATATACAATCGCCGCTAGAATCATTTCTATCAAAAATTGGTTTAAATTTTAAAGATAGATTTGAAAAACAACGTCAGCAAAATAGAGCAGACTTGGATGGATCTGAATATGACCAGCCAAAGCTAGATCCGATTAATAAGACAGGCATGAGTTGGGATGTGGTTGTCTCACCATCTAAAAGTAATATGTTGGATAAATCTACGACAATAGAACCGAAGAGCGTAACACAACAACCAAATCAAACAACTGTTTTAAATAATCAAACAGTGAATAATCAAACAATAATACCGACACGCAATACTTCTAGAAATTCTGATAGTACAGCTAATCGGTATTTTAACCAGGAATTTAGATAATAGGACAAGATGGACCCAATTGCAAAACTATATCAGCAGAAGATCCTTACTGAGGCAACAAACGATGATATCAATCGAGTAGCAAAACAACACCCAACGCTAGATCGATCGGTCATTCAACATTACGCAGATACTGCGGATATCAAGCCAGGTAAGGGTTCTCGATATCTCGACTGGCTCGTTAAAGGACACGTTAACGGTACCCACTCTCAGGAAGATTCCGGTAGACTTAAAGATGCACTAGGTGATTTTGAAAAATACAAAAGCAAACTAGAAAAGAAGGATATTGGTCAATACAAGCACGTCTCTGAACTAGAGGATGCCGTTGCTCCACATAAGGGAGTTGTATCCAAAACTGCAGCAAATAAAGAATCTACATATTGGGAAAATCCCGAGCATCACGAAAAGATTTACGATAATGGTAAGGGTCTAAAGGTATATCACACTAAGACCAAAGAAGCATCACAAGCAATTTATGGTGGTGGCCATACGGCGGGCGGTTGTCATTCTTCTTGGTGCACTGCTGCTCGTTCCGATAGAAATATGTTTGAACGATATAGTGATGGTGGTAAGAATCCGCTATACCAAATCCATACTCCGGACGGAAAGGTTTATCAAGATGAATTTTCTGGAGACTATTCCGGCGGGTTGCGCGATGCTACAGATAAATCTGTGAGTAGACAGTCTTTAGTAAAAGAACATCCAGATCTTGCAAAAGTTCCAGCATTCCAAGGCAAAGATATATCATATACCTCTCCTGGACCCAAATTAGATGAAGCTCTACATAATGAAATTAAGAAAGGGAAATATGATGACGTTCTTGCCCATCCGAGTAGCAAGACCGAGCATATAAATAAGATCATCGAAACTCCTTATGTAGATCCCGCCGTGATCAAGAAAGCGCTAGGCCATAATGCTGCGGATGCATCTACCGTTAGTGCTGCCATTACTAAGAGCCATTATGCTGGGTCAGATATCTCTTCGGCTATCTTGAATCATCCAAAGTTTAACGACGACCATGCTAAAGATATTATACATTCTGAAGGTTGGACAAGTCTCAAAGGAGAATTCTTCGCAAATAAAGCTGAACCAAAGCATATTGACCAAGCAATAGAATCTGGGAATCATGCCTCTCTAGATATTGCCGCAAGATCTCCTGCAGCAACAGATGAACATAGAGAAAAGATTTTCGAAAAAGGGCAAAAAGCCGCCGCGATATCTAGTTTCAAATCTCCGGATCTAATCGCGAAACATTATGATACGAGTTTAGCGCATTCTGTTAGTACTAATCCAAATACTCCATCACACATTATCGAGAAAGCATATAACGAATCAAAGCACAGCAATCACGATCTGGCCATGCACACAAATGCTCCAGAATCTGTAATTTCTAAGCATATCCAAAATGCACATCATGATCACGTTATTGCTCTATTGAAGAAACAGAAAAATGTTAATTCTGAGCATATTGATCAGGCCTTTGCTAGACCACATGCACTAATTCAACAAGCAGCAATTCGTCACCCAAAGGCATCTTCAGAAATCCACGATGCTGCGTTTTCTAACACATCTTTCCATGGTTCTATTTCAGTATCAGCATCCGCAAAGCCAGAACACCTAAGTTCTCTAGCAGGGTCGGAACATGAGTTTATCCGTCAGAATGTTGCTGAGAATAAGAATACTCCGAAAGAAACACTACAGACTCTAGCAACAGACCAAGTAAAAGATGTTGCAGATGCGGCAGAAAAACAACTAAAGAAGCGTAAGTAATAGGAAATCAAAAATGGATATCGTACAAGAAGAACTAAAACCGAAGAATGGCCCAAGTGGGTCTAAGTTTGGAACCGTTGTTGATAAAGATACAAATGAGCCGATTGCAAAGTATACTAAGCAACAGTATGGTAAGAAATATGATGTCGAATGGCATCCGACATTTCTCGCATTAAATCCCGGCGTTTCAAAATCATATGAGGCTCTGGACATTAAGAGCCAATCTCCAGAGAGCCTAGATGGTGTTACTGGCCATGTAACTAGATTGCACACTAGACTTGCGGAACAAGGATTTAAAGATAAATTTGTTGTAAAGAGAACGACCGATCCGGAAAATAAAAATAAAGTAACTCTAGATTACCACGATAATGATGGTAATCATATTGCATCCAGACACATCAATCGTTCAGAATATGGTGCTGCTGCCCATATAGTAAAATTGAGTCCCGACTTTATTTCAAAGCATAATATATCACCAGAAGTTGCCGATTCTGTGAATAAACAACTCGGTGCTCAAGGATCCACTCATATTGGATTTGTAGATCGTCTCTCGCATCATATTTCAGAGTTGTCTAAAAAGAAAACCGCGACAGGACTACATGCGTTTGGTGATGCTACGGTTGGAGTATATCACATCGATACTTCTCCGGAAGAAGCTTCTTCTGCACATGAGGCTCAGTTCGCCGGTACCCATACAGTAAACCGACTCTCTCCGACGCACTTCATCGCAACTAGTAATGGTGGAGATCAGATGGTTCATAGTACTGTGGTCGGAAATCAGTTACACCAAATCAAAACAAATATTGGTGGATATTCTGCTAAGAGACTTTCGTTTAATCATTCTTTCTAAATCATAGTTCTAGGACCTACACAGTAAGCACAGCGTCGTCTAAAATAAACTAGGTATGTCTATATATGCCTAGAACAAAATAGACGACGCTGTGCTATTCTTACAAAAAGAAAGGGACATCAAAGTCCCTTTCGTCATCTTTAATTTTGATTACTTTTGCTTCGAGATTTCCTCGAATGTATCTGCGACGTCCTTATCTTCGCGCAAGAACCCATCTTTTGATCGAGGGAGATACAAAGAATATCCGTCACCTTGAGAAATGATACCGTTGTGTAGTACGGTGAGGATTCGATCAATTACTTTAGCACCAGATGGTTTTGCGATTTTCTTAGTTCGCACACCCGAAACAACCATATAGTATTCGATATCTCGGTTGTGATAATCTGCTGCGATTTGTGCTCGCATATCCATCGACCAACCTCCTCCTACTGATACTCGAATTTTGCCTTCTGCCGATTCACAAATCAGAGCACCCATCAGTCCTTCAAATTGATCTCGACCTTCTTGATATTCGACAACCTTCAGATCACTATCAATTTCTGCCTTCAGTTTAATTTGTTTCTTTGACCGGCTATTTTCCCATTTCGCATCCTGATCCTTAAGGATGACACCTTCTAGACCAAGCTCTCGGTATTGCGAATATACTTCCATTGCATCTTCCAGAGAATGCACGAGTTTTGTCGGGGTTAGATGGATACCATCATTGTCGACATAATTCTTTTCTAGATTTTCAAAGCGAGAGATATATTTGATGTTGCTACTTTCTGCCTTGAAATGATCTAGGGGAATAACATCCCACGCCATCAAGAACAGGTTTGCTGCCTCTTCCTCAGAAATCGTTCCTTTGATTGCCTTGTTTACGATGCCATTCCCAAGCTTTCTTTCAGCAGCAGATCCATCATCATTTCGATATAGGAGCTCTCCGTCGATCATCACGCTACGATGCTTACCACCGAGGTAATCAAATCGACCCTTACAATCGATCGGCCGGCCTTGTCGTGAGAACATCGTTACGCCGCCGTTTTCATCAACGATGATGTTGCATCGAGCACCATCGCTCTTTAGTTGTGCAAGAACACCAGCTTCCCAATTTAATTTGTCGATGAGTTTCTTTTCGTATGCTGCACACAGAAGAATTGGATATTCTTGGATCAGCTTATCCCATGTCTTGTTGATCGTATTCTTCTGAACGCCACAATCCGGATCTTTCTTGATGATTTTGATCAGCAAATTAGCCTCATCTGGATGCATATTTGATAGCATCATTTGAAGAAGTTCGATTGCTGCATTTCCGGTGACTTCTCGATCCTTGAACTTATACAGCATACCCATCGCATCTTTGATTGTCAGCGTATTGTTCCAGGTTGTGGTAAATTCCGGAATCTTCTTGATGTAATATGTATTGAACGGATCAAGCGCCGCTTTGAAAAAATCCCGAAGCGTTTCGTTATCCTTATTTTTCTCTAAGATCTCTTCCTTTTCGTTTCGAGAACGAGTTGCTGCGAGCTGATCGATGATTTGATGTACCATTTGGTTGCTTTCCTCCATGTCTTGATTATAAATGATTGAATTAGAAAGTCAATCCCTGTTCAGCAAAAAGAAGCAACAATCTAGACTCCCAGTCGTCATTTTTAATATTGATAACGGGAATATTGTGTAAGCAAGCTACTTTGATTGCTGTGCCGGTTCCTCCCGTTTCCCTAGATACTTCCGATATCGTTTCTGCACCGTCCTTTGTCCAGCATATCACAAATTTGCTGGGGTTTGATAAATCCTCTCCGAGGATCTGTCCGCAGTTTCTTGCATGTAGAGCTTTTGCTACCCGAGATAATCTATCATAAACTGGATGAACTTTGCTTGCTAGATAGAAGTACTCATCATTCGGAATCTTACCTGTTTGGATTCCGTTGTACCCCTTGAACGGAATCCAAATTTCCTTATTTGTTCCAGCACCCAATTCAAATGCAGAGTCCGCACCAATTGCACCTCCGCTCCGGAGTATCCATCCAGATGCTGATAGTTTTGTTGCAAGCAAAGTCATTTCATCTAATATGGATCTGGGNNGTTTCTCTAGATCCAATACCGGCATAGAAATTTTTACTTGAAAACATTACTACCCCGAATCCCATATACAATGATGATCGCAGATAAGATTGCGGCAATTGTATTAACCACTGGGATTGTAGCAACTGCAATTAGTGCAACCAAAACCTTAATTGATTTTGGTTCGATGATGATGTGTATTGCTGCACAAACATAAACCATCACAATTAGACTAACAAAGTATACACTTAGCATTATTCGATCTCAAACAAACAAATTGGATTTTCCGACAAGAATCCCGCAAATTGAGTGATCCAATTTTTATTTAGTTTTTCTATTGCAAATTTCTTATCAGGGAACAGAGATTTCATTTCTGAGATAAGTGCACCTAATGGCTTTCCATCGAGTCCGGTAATTTCCTTGATGTCGTAACCATCAAAGAGAGATTTGTACTTCTGATTCAATTCATACTCTGCAATGATTCGATTCAATTCTTCAGCAACCCAATCCCCGAAGTGAGGAACAATAACATCTGAGAAATAAGGTTCTCGAATAGAATATCCACCCCTCTCATCTACAGATTTGAAGTTGTAGTTGTTCTTTATGCTGTCTCGATTATTTTCAATCCAAATGAGGAAATCCGAATATACCTTTCGCTTCTTATCTCGAACCCTAGATGTTGCGTTACGATTATCTAATAGAAAGATGTCTGGATTGAAATATTTTGATTGGATAACATATTCATACATCTCTTCCTGAGAATGAAATCCTTGATTATATCTTTCCTTAGATAATCCTAGAATTGGGAGGACGTCCAATACACTCTTAGATAGACAGATGTCTCCAACGATGTGATTTGATTGTTTCTCGGGTCGAACGATTAGATATAATCCATCATGACCAACTTTGATGCCTAGTTTATGTCCCAGGCGCCCAAGCAAATTCCAGATATCGTTATATGAGAAATACGTGTAGGATGCGAAGAAAATATCGTTCGGGGTCAGAATCAGATCAACTTGTGCTTTTTTGTATTTGAACGAGAAACAATTCCCATTCTTAACATATTCTGATTCTTTTAGATCAATTTTCTCTACAAGTTTATCGATCCAATCACTCGGAAGATTATTTGACTCGATCAATACGTCGATGTCTCCGAATGATTCTTTATTCTCTAATTCCAGAGGGAAATCAACGTAACAAGTATGAAATAGATCATCTAGAATAGTATATAGTTCTTTTTGATAAATAGAATATTCTTCTTTACTGATTCTAGATGTACAATGTTTGAGAGCATTGCCGCCCATTATTTTTCTCCTCGATATCGGAGTTCTTCATTGAATGCTGCAAGGTATCCTGGGTGCATACGTTGCGTTTTTAGACATGCTTTGATGTGATCCGTCTCCATATCTTTTAGTTTCACTCTTCGGAACGGTTCGTCTCCATTTTTACCGTATGTCCCCCAAGTCACATATTCTCGTACTTTCTCGTGACCATCAGAAATATATACTGATAGATCCTTTGGTTTGATTGTATTCACAGATCCTCGGAGATAGTCTATACCCCCATCGATCATATAAGTTTCACCAGATACAGAATCTTTATGTGATCGAAAATCGTGCCGATGTAAAGATTCTAGGATCGTCCCATCGGGCGTCTGGATTGCATGGTAAACCAAATAATCGTGCTCTTCCATCATACACCTTTTACGTTTGCAAAAACTACAGGATTTTCAATACCTTCTTCGATCATCGAGGACTTAACCATCTGCATAGCTTCTTCATATGATTTTGCGTCAGCGTGGAAGATTGCGATGTTTCCTTCCTTATCCCTAGTACCCACAGTAAACTTCATGTCTTTCGATTCGATGGTGTTAGATTCTATTGATGTGGATACTGCGTTTTCTGAATGCATTAGTATTTCTCCTTGATTTGTTTGTTCAGCGCTTCTCGAACTTCTTGCATTGTATCGATTTTCGCATTAGATGTCAACTCCTCACCGCACCTGTCGCATAAGTAATTGATCCCGGTGATGGTATGACGAACTATGATATCACCATCAGAATGAGAACACTCGTTTTTAAATCTAGAGACCAATCTATCTCTTTGAATTAGGAGATTATTGATCCTTGTATTGTAGTCATCAAGGACAGATCTGTAAATGTCGAAGTCCATTGGATTCCTTTGGTTTGATTATTTTATGAGTCTACACCATTTACTCATTTTTTGACTTTTTGAACTCTATTTTCGTACAAACTTTATCTTTCCAGTTTCGATATGCTTGATAAAATATACCTTCGGATTCTTGTAATCTGCGATTCTTCGATTTGATATCAGAAATTAGCTGACAAGCTGATGCAAATGCCCATCCTAAAAACCACCCGATACAGATAATCGTTGCTGCAAGCGATTCTGCTATAGGTTCAATAATTGATCCTGTGGTGATCATCGCAACCCACCACGCAATCATATTCGCAACTAAGTATAGCGATACCGCAAAAATACCAAGTATGATACCAATTAGAATACAGGTTTTGATTAGGATCTTGATATAATCACAAGAATTATTGCAAGAAACCCTCACCGCACCAGCAGTCCCATAAAAATTTTTTAGTAGGCAAAAGTGCCAAGAATCCTCATCAACGATCATCATACTCTCCAAACTGGAATTTTTGCAACACTACGTAAAAAATCAACCCCACTAAGATCTCGATATTCTTCTCGATAAAATACAGAACGAATCCCCGTTGCTGCAATTAAGCTAGCACATACAGAACACGGAGAATGTGTTACGAAAAGATCAGATCCTTCTAGAGAAATCCCTTTCCTGGCAGCATAACAGATACCATTTCTTTCCGCATGCAACACCGTCGGTTTCGTATTTCCAAATTCATCTTCACATTCATTGGACGTCTTTGGTAGTGTGCCGTTGAAACCTTGAAGGATGGCTCTACCATCTCGGACGAATACTGCACCAACCTGTAGTCGTTTTGCTTTAGATCGCATACTATAGTTATATGCTTCGGTCATAAAGAACTGGATAAGATCTTTTGTATAGTTTAGATACGGTGAAGTAATTTCGATTTGGTTAGCTAAAGCGTGCATATTCTTCTTTGAACAAGATTTCGTTAATCATATCAATCACATCGAGATCGCCTAATGGATCGCCTGTAATATCTACGTATGCCTCTTCTAGATCGACTATGGTTGTGATGTTCTCACTTACGAGATACTCTTCTGCCAATTTTCCCAGATCAACGCTACGCT